CTGAAGAGCTGTTATGTCAGTTTCATTCTGAGTAACTCTTCCACTCAAAGAAGTTAAATCAGTCTGATTAGCTTTAGCAGATAAGAGATTATCAGTCTCATTCTTAGTGTAGTAGTTGCTGAAGTCAGTTGCAGAAGTTCCGATAAGTTCCCACTGAGAATTTATATACATGTATTCATCATAGATATTGGTTCCAGAAGACTCAGAGTTTCTTATCATGTAGATAGTTGTTGTTGAGATGTCTTCAGTAGGTAATGTCTGAACAATTTCTCTCTTTAATGCTCCTGAAACAGCTGTCTGTAATGCGATTATATCAGTCTCATTCTGATATACTCTTGAAGTTAAAGCGTTAAATCACTCTGATTAGCTTTATCAGTATCGAGTCTCTGAATGTCAGTTGCATTATCAGAAGCAGCAGTGATTACATCATTCAGCTTTCTGAGATTAATTGACATTTCATCATACCAATCATCGGAATATTCTTCAGGGATAATTACTCCGTTACTTAATTCTGTACTCATGTATATTTTGCTCCATGTTTTTTAATATTGTTGCTCAAAACTCGTGCCACATAATTTAATTATATACGTTTTTTGAAAAAACTAATTATAACCATGACCCCACGAACCATGACCCCACATACAATGACCCCAACCATTTTTAAGAGCTATATCTTTCTTGTAAACTCTTGAATCATAGTTAACTAGCTTTACAGTACATGTATTGCCTGAGTTCGTAACATTCTGAACCCAGCACATCATAAGTTTGTCTGAACCTGCTACAAAGTAAGGATACTCATATTTAGAACCGATAAACTTACTCCACTTAAACGGAAGCTCGGAAGACAGGTAACACTTCAGATATGATTTACCATTCATCTGAACAGTTTCAGTATTTCTCACTGTTAACAAATGCGGTTTTCCTGATAAGTCTCTTATGATAAGAGTAGTCATTTCAGTTTGAGTTAATTCAGTAACATTACTCAGAATTACGGAAAACTCGGAACTGTCATAAGCCAAGACTCTTCCTGATTTTTCTTTATTAACAAACTGATCTACATAAACACCGACAAAATCATTATAAGAAACATTCAGTCCTTCAAGTTCCGTCTTCAGTTCCATACTGAATTTAGTGTATTTCAGATAATTTAATCTTCTTGCAGCCATTGATACAGCCTGAGATTTAGAAGTTACACCAAACAATGAGATTTTGTCCTGGTATTTTGAAGTAGGATAAGTAGTAACTGCAATATTACCTTCTGAATCAGTCGCATGAATGTATATCTGATTTGTTTTCCAAGAAGTAGGATCCATGTACTCAGCACAAATTTCTTGAGTATCATCTGATTGTGGAAGAGTTACTGTAAGATTAGGACTAGCTGTAATATTTTGTGGTTGAAATATATAACTTACGTCTGATATAGATTTATACCCCTGCTGAGTAAAAGAAAGCTTTCCACCTGTTACTATTGGCTCAGAAAAACCGACATTAAGAATATCTTTCAACACTTCAAGAAGAGTATTGTCTTTATCAAGAACACCATTAAGATTTAATCCCTTATCAGTCCATATTTTATCAAACTTAATCAACGAGTCATTATCAAGAATATCTGGATACTTTGAATTACTGATTATGTACTTGATAGCAGGAGCAAGTGATAAAGTCTTTTCTAACTCACCTGAGTTGATGTCAGGAAGTTTTCTTTTCCAGATTGTTGAAAGCTGATTTTCATTCATCTCAGAAAGAACTTTATCACCTGTTATTCTCATAAGAATTGTGGTTACATCTGGATATGAAACAGGTTTAGCTATAACTGACTTAATGCCGTTACAGTAAACTTTATCAATTATCTGAGATTCGTTTGATTTAGAAGATGTACGATATACGCAAATATCATAAGAACCTTCTGGAACTTCAAAGGTATGAGTGAATCCTATCTCATCAGGAGTTGCAGCAGATATTTCATACTTATAAACAGTCCATAATGGGCTTAAAGCAGTACATCTATAAGCAATTTCATATCTTACAGCCTGATTTTGATAGTCACCTGAATCAGAAAGATTATACAAACCTGAAGGAGCGTTAATATCCACTTCTATAAGAGTTGTAACGGCCCCTATTGGAGTTGCTCTGTAATAAGTCTGTTCCTGAGTCTCAGCAGAAGTGTAAACTTTCAGCTGTCTTATTCTTATAGAGTCTAACCTGAATACAGTTCTTATTGTACTATCAATAACAGCCATGATTACTCCTTCCTATTCCACATGATCAAACACACTGACATTAAAGCCTTGAATCTCTTCTTCATCATCGTTAATGAAGTCAGCTCCGTAATTTACAGTATAGTTATTTCTGAAACACTTCCAACCTTCAATAAGATTACCTTCCTCATCACATTTAGCCACACGATATAAGACTACATTCTTATCATCTGGCTCATTACTTGACCATAGAACATCACTTAGGTTGGCGTAATATTGCTGAGCTAGATTTATTTTTTTAACTTCAAGTATCTTGAAGTAACCTGTCTCTCTGCTGTCTTCCTGAGCGACCAACTTACTAAGGGTGCAGTAATATGTGTAAGGTTCCTGAGCATTATCAAAATCATTAAAACTTCTGTTGATCTGTTTGTATGGTTTTTCAGAATCAGTCATATAAACAAGACCTACTTTTTCGTATAAATCCTGAATGGTACCTTCCGTAATGGCTGGAAAACTTTCTCTGTTCCATACAGAACTGTTCTTATAAGCTATGATGTTTGAACCGCCTGCAATAGCTTCACTTGAATCTCTTCTTAAGAATTGTGAACTGGTACCTGGAGAAACATAAGAAGGAGCAATATCCCAAACAGCAGTTAAACCTCTTGAGAGAGTTTTTCCTTCTTTATATGCTCTATAATAAATGTAACCAGAACTATCTATCATGGTTTGAAAAGCTATCTTTGTATAATTGTAGATTTTCCTGCTCATGAAGTCTTCAGTGAATATCTGACTCCAAAGAGCTGATTTCTGACTAGATGTGTTCCAATCACTTTCAGGAAAATAATGCTGTTCAGTACTTACCATTTCAGAAAATACAGAGTCAGCACCACTTGTATAAATATAAGCAGTACCCCACTGTTTACAGAACTCATTCCTGTCATAGTACCCCCAACTTCCATAAGGCCAGTTATAAACATTATCTATCAATCCGTATCTTGAATGTTGTGGATCTTCTTGTTCAGCCTGAGTGATAATACCCCAATGTGTGTAATGACCACCTCCAAGAATCCAGGTCTTTTCTTGTGAGCCTGGTGACTCCACATCACACTTTATCTCAGTGTATGGGAAATTTTCAGGGTGAGTAGGATAATACTTCTTACAGTACCACTCTGCAGCACGATAAGAAACTTCATCAGCCAAAAGAACATGAGTATCAGGAGCTACAATCTTGAGAATATCACCTACTCGCCACTTCTTATCCTTACCTACTCTGGTTTCTTTGTCAATAACACATAAAGACCTTGAGAAAGAATAAACAAGTTCTGATTTATCAGTATTCCTTGAAGGAGCTGTAAGTTCTTTTCCTGAAGCTGAGATTTCAGAAGAATTGAACCAACACCAACCGAGTTTTGAATCAATTTCATTATCAGCTAAAGTTTCATCAGGTTCATATATCTTGAACTGAATTTTCTCTGACATCTGATTAAAAGGAGTTGCCCCAAAGTACATATCACTTCCAGAGCTTGAATGATGAAACTTGCCTACACCCTGACAGAGTGATAAATCAAGTATTCTCTTATTGTTTCTATAAAACTTATGTGTATCTGCTATATAGTCAGGGAATCTCTTAATCATTCCAAACTGTTCAGGGATAACTTCATTTAGCTTTACTGAGTTACCCTGAGCATTCACATCATAAATTGAATTACCTGTCTTTGTACTTCCACCTGTTTTAGCTGAAAGTTTGTGAGCTAAATATGCTGAATAAGCAGCAGCAGCAATAGCTACAATTATCATTACCCATGAAAACGGATCCCCTTGAGGTTCTAAAATTAACTTTATACTCTTGGCTCTTTTCAGGTTGTAATAATTCCAGCAGTCTTTTCTAATCTTCACACCATCAACAAGAACTGATAGGAAGTCTGTCTTTGCTGGATCAAAATTCTTAATTTCAGAATACAGGAACTCTTCAAGAGTCATATCAAGAATTTCATAGTTATTTTGTTCAATCGGCCTTGATAAGTCTGAAACTAAGACCACTTCACAATACATCATAATATTTCACTCCTGAATAATTCTTTCTTCTGATTATCTGATTTAAGTCCTGAACTGATGTTACTCTGTCTGTATGTAAAATTTTATCATCATGCAGATAAATACCACAATGAACTAGAATACCATTCTTGAAGAAAGCGACAATACAGTTATCTTTCTTGCTTACTTCCGTAAGTTTATCTTTGTATGCCTGATAGCATATATTCAGACTGTTTAAATCATCATACTCAAACAAATCTAGCTGTTTGTTCTTTTCTCTCTGATAGAACTCACAAACCAAACCCCAGCAATTTAGAAAAGGATACTTCATGTTATTCTGCGTGTAGATAATTTTCAGATAATATGTGATGTCCATTACTTCAAATATTTTAATCCAGGGAAAGTCAGAGCTGAGTATCTTAACTTCGGAAACTCACAATTCAAAATATCATTAGCTGAAGCTGTTATCTGTACTTTGTCTTCATTAAAAGCTAAACCTTTCACATCTAAAGTCATAGACCAATCAGCTACTAAAGTTGTTGGTATTCTTAAATCAACAGTTGCAGATAAGACAATACCATTATCAATAACAGGCTGAAGCTTTTCATAAACTTCATTATTCACATTACATAGAGCTATCTTTATATCAGAAAAACCTGAATTACTGCTTTCAGGAAGTGAAACTTGAAAGTTACTCTTTTCATAAGTCTGACCTGAGATAGTAATATCTTCATTTCCGAGTACATATCTCAGAGTATCAAAGTTTTCACCTGAGAAAACTAAAGTTACAACAGGTGAATCATTAAGAGTTGCATAAATTTCAGATAAAGTATTCAGCATGTTTATACTCTCTCAGGAATCGGTTTAAACAATGAATTCTTTGAACGAACCGCAGTCAAATTTATGAAATTATAACTTCCGTCTTGTGTAGGATCTCCGATATGATATAAGACCGCTGAAAAATCATAGGTCTGATTATAAGTCACTACACATGCCAATTTGTCATTAATAACTCCATAATATGTCAATTCATTTTCTGCAGGATCATTTATAAAGATATCCCTTCTTACAATCGGAGTGCCTGGTGCAACATCAACATCAAAAGACTGTTGTCTTTTAACAATTTTGAAACAGAATATCCATACCTGTCTATAACAGCAAAATCATAATCTGCTTGAATAATTCTGTGCTGTTATTTCTTGCTGAAATCAAACCAAGA